AAAACTGACTGAAGAGGTCGAGCAAGGAGACCAAGCATCAAATCGTATAAAGGCGTTAAGCCTCTTAGGACAAAGTGTTAATATGTTTGGTAACAAACTAGAGGTCGAGACTAAACAAGCTGACAAGACAAGTGAAGAGATCACAGAAGAATTAAAAGATAAATTGTCTAAACTTTTAGGCGGTAAAAGTTAGCTATTTTCGTAATAATTCTAGCTACCTATTAGTTAATCTTAACTTCTAGTTACCCCACCCTACCCGTACACCCCCGTGTCGTGTCGCCCCCTCCACGCGCTATGTAGTTTATGTTGCACATCTAAATTAAAAATTTTGTCAAGAGGGGTCACCCCTAAATATTTTCACATATTTCTACACCCCACCTACCCATATATGTAAAAATACATAAAAAAATAAAAAAAAGTTACTTAGGGGCTTCCCTACTAGTTATAACTAGTATATATATATTTTTATACTAGTATAAACTACTTGTTATAACTAGTAGAACTGTTATAACTAGTAGTACTGTTATAACTAGTTGGAAATTTAATTTGCCAAATAATATTATAAAACTAGAAAACTACAGAAAAGATAAAACAAGAGATGATTACTATGATCCATCTCCTGATTTGATAGACCCCGTGATTATTGGATGGACAGAGGCAGAAGACGGAGAGCGTGAACTGCATATAGTTTCTGCTGTTGATTCTCCAGAATGTTTATGGATGATTGACTTGGCACAAAAAATAGTTGAGGGTAGGCCACCTGAGATTATTAGGAATGACAATGAATGATTTGGCATCTATTTTAAAAACTGCATCTAAGAAGTTAGATAGTTTTCCTGTAGACAAGCAACAAGAGATATTAGCTCTTGTAGAAGAGCTAGAAGAGATTCAAGAAAAAGAACAGGCAAGAAAAGAGTTTCTTCCTTTTGTTCGTGCTATGTGGCCAAGTTTTATTCATGGGAAGCATCATGAGATTATGGCAGAGGCATTTGAGAGAGTGGCCCGGGGTGAATTAAAAAGATTAATTATCAATATGCCACCCCGTCATACCAAGTCAGAGTTTGCCAGTTATTTATTTCCTGCATGGTTCTTGGGAATGTACCCAGAGAAGAAAGTTATCCAGACAGCACACACTGCAGAGTTATCGGTGGGCTTTGGTCGTAAAGTTCGTAACCTAATACAGAATGAAGACTTCCAAAATATATTTCCCGGCATAGAATTATCCACAGACAGTAAAGCAGCAGGTAGATGGAACACAAATAAGCGTGGTGATTACTTCGCGATAGGTGTAGGCGGTGCCGTGACAGGTAAAGGTGCTGATATTCTTATCATTGATGACCCTCATTCAGAGCAAGAAGCCACAATGGGTGAGTATAACCCTGAAGTTTATAACAAAGTTTACGAATGGTACACATCTGGACCTCGTCAGAGACTGCAACCGGGTGGTGCAATCATACTTGTGATGACCAGATGGTCAAAAAGAGACCTGACAGGACAAATTATTAACAAATCTGTTGAAAGAGAAGGCTCAAATGAGTGGGAAGTCATAGAATTACCTGCAATTATGCCTTCAGGCAAGCCATTATGGCCGCAATTTTGGCAACAATCTGAATTAGACGCACTAAAAGCTGAATTGCCAGTGGCAAAATGGAATGCACAGTACCAACAGGACCCTACATCTGAAGAAGGGGCGTTAATTAAGCGTGAATGGTGGCAGGAATGGGAAGGAAAGGACTTACCACCCTGTGATTCCATCATACAATCGTGGGATACAGCATTTTTAAAGACACAAAGAGCAGATTATAGTGCATGTACTACTTGGGGTATCTTTCACCACCCTGATGATGACGGAAATGAAATACCTAACTTGATTTTGATCGATGCATACAAAGAAAAACTAGAATTTCCAGAATTAAAACGAGCTGCTTATGATAAATACTGGGAATTTGAACCAGATCAAATGATTGTTGAAGCCAAAGCTGCAGGCTCACCCTTGATTTTTGAACTTAGGGCTATGGGAATACCAGTTACAGAGTTTACACCGAGCCGTGGACAGGATAAGATAGCTAGGGTAAATGGTGTTACTGATCTATTTGCAAGTGGTGTGGTTTGGTATCCGCCAACAAGATGGGCAGAAGAAGTTATTGAAGAGTGTGCAGCGTTTCCTGCAGGTGATCATGATGACTTGGTTGACTCAACCACACAAGCACTGTTAAGATTCAGGCAGGGTGGCTGGATAAGAACTACAATGGATGACTGGGATGATGAACCCAAATACAGAAGACCAGTTGAATATTATTAAGGATTAAAACATGGCTATTGAAAAACCTTTGGTTCCATTTACTGACGATGATGATGTTATTGATGAGGATATAACTGTCGAGTTAAAAAATCCTGATAGCTTATCAGCAGAAAACCCAGATTCAGTTTCTATTGAAACAGAAGATGGCGGCATGATAATTGATTTTACTGGTGAACAAGTAGATCAAATAATGGGCGATGAATTTGATAGAAATCTTGCCGAAGAAATAGAAGAAAACGATTTACAGGAAATGGCCAGTGAACTGTTAAGTAGTTTTAACTCAGACAGGCAGTCAAGAAGTGAATGGGCTAAAAGTTATGTTAAGGGACTAGATCTTCTTGGAATGAAGATAGAAGAAAGACAGCAGCCGTGGGCTGGTTCATCAGGTGTGTTTCACCCAATACTCACAGAATCAATAGTTAGATTTCAGGCACAGGCTATGGGAGAGATATATCCTGCTTCTGGGCCAGTGAGAACAAAGATACTAGGTAAATTATCTGTAGAAAAAACAGAACAGGCACTTAGGGTTGAAAACGAAATGAATTATCTACTCACAGAAGAGATGACTGAATATCGTGATGAAACAGAGCAAATGTTATTTAAGCTGCCATTAGCAGGATCAGCATTTAAAAAAGTTTACTACGATCCGATTATGGAAAGACCATGTGCAATGTTTGTCCCAGCTGAAGACTTTGTTGTTTCTTATGGTGCATCTGATCTTATGACATGTGAGAGATACACTCATGTTATGAAAAAATCATATAATGATATTGCAAAGTTGATGAATAATGGATTTTACCGTGACATAAATCTACCAGATCCAGAGCCGGATATGTCAGATATACAGGAAAAATATGACGAATTAGATGGTGAAACAGCCACTATTGAAGATGATGATAGACATACACTCCTCGAAATGCATGTTGATATGGAAATGCCAGAGCCGTTCAATGAAGAAGACGGCATTGCAAGACCATACGTAATTACCATAGATAAATCATCTAGAGAGATTTTATCAATCAGAAGGAATTACTACGAAGATGACACAAAGAAAAAAAAGAGACAGTACTTTGTCCACTACAGGTACCTCCCCGGGTTGGGCTTTTACGGTACAGGACTTATACACCTCATCGGGGGACTTGCCAAAAGCGCAACCTCAATCCTCAGACAGCTTATCGATGCCGGTACGTTGTCGAATCTGCCTGCTGGCCTTAAAGCTAGGGGTCTTCGTATCAAAGGTGATGATTCGCCTCTCATGCCGGGTGAGTTCCGTGACGTTGATGTCCCGGGTGGTGCCATCCGTGATGCTATTACTTTCATTCCTTACAAAGAACCGTCATCGGTATTGTACCAATTACTCGGAAATATCGTTGACGAAGGAAGAAGAATAGGGTCGGTAGCCGATATACAGGTTGGGGACATTAACGCCCAAGCACCCGTAGGCACAACACTTGCCTTAATGGAAAGATCTATGAAGGTTATGTCTGGTGTACAAGCCAGACTACATGCAGCTTTAAAGAATGAGTTAAGGTTGCTTGCTGCAGTTATCAGAGATTACATGGATGATACATATGCATACGAAATGGAAGGTGAGTTCTCAAGAACAAAAGACTTTGATGATCGTATAGATGTAATACCGGTATCTGACCCTAATGCAGCAACAATGTCACAAAGAGTCATGCAATATCAAGCTGCTCTGCAATTAGCACAGCAAGCACCGCAACTTTATGACATGGGCAAGTTACATAGACAGATGCTTGAGGTTCTGGGTATACAAGACGCAAGCTCAATCATTAAGCTACCAGAAGATATTAAACCTGCAGATCCAGTTACAGAAAACATGGCTATGCTTAAACAGGAGCCAGTAAAAGCGTTCAAGTATCAAGATCATGAAGCTCATATTAGAGTGCATATGGCAGCGGCAAACGATCCAAAGATAAAAGAGATCGTAGGTCAGTCACCATTTGCAGGGGCAATACAGGCTGCTTTATCAGCACATATAACAGAACATGTGGCATTTCAATACAGAAAAGAGATAGAGAAAAATCTTGGTGTTGCTATGCCTAATGAAGAAAAGCCATTGCCAGAAGATACAGAAGAGGAGTTATCTAGAGTCACTGCAGAAGCAGCAGAGAAATTATTAAAAGCAAATAATGCTGAAGCACAACAACAAGAAGCACAAAGGCAGCAGCAAGATCCACTAACTCAAATACAACAAAGAGAGTTAGCTATAAAAGAACAAGAGCTTATGCATAAGAAACAGATGGATATAGCTAAGTTGGAGCTTGAAGCCCAGAAAGCGATGATGAATGATAAAAATCAAACCGAAAGACTGG